CACGCTGGTTGGACCGCTTGGCGATTTGGCCGATGCAGCGAGAAAGTGGAATAGTGTCACATTAGAAGGTGTGTCGCAGGAACTTACCAGTTTTGCAAATAGCTTGAGAAATCTCGGGATGGTTAGTGTATCCGGGCTAGCGCTCGAATTTCAAAATGGAATCGGAACGCTGACTCAGGCGGTTTCAGGAATGCTTTCTTCTATTATCTCTATTGTGAACACGCGAAAGAGCGGAGTAATTTCGGTATTTGTTGTAATGGTAGGGAATGTCCTTACAACTCTGAATGGAAAACTCCCCAATTTCCAAACTTTCGGTCAACTGACGGTAAAGTATATGGTCATGGGGATTCGTTCTCAGGCTGGGCTTCCAATTGTTGCATTTGGCGAGATTATTACGGACGTGCTGTCATCCATTATTGTACGAAATACCGAATTCTATGACGCCGCCCGCGACATGGTAGCTGGATTCGCCAATGGCATCAGTGCCAACACATTCCTGGCGGAAGCAAAAGCTGCCGAAATGGCCGCTGCGGCTGCTCGCGCTGCAAGACGGGAACTCGACGAGCATTCTCCATCGAAAGTGGGGTATGAAATCGGCGATTTCTTCGGTGTTGCCTTCGTTGGAGCGATCGGTGATTATGCCGACAAGTCATATCGTGCTGGTGCCGAGATGGGCTCGAAAGCTCGAATTGGACTCACGGAGGCGGTGTCGAAGATTTCGGACTATATCAACAGTGACATAGACGCACAGCCAACGATTCGTCCTGTACTGGACTTGTCAAATGTTCAGTCCGGAACCAGACAGATAAATGCAATGTTTAGCCGCACGCAGGCAATGTCGATCAACGCCAACATGAGCAGGGCCCACACCAGCGGAAATCAAAATGGTGGGTTCCAAGATGGTTCCGCGGCCACATACAACTACTTCACGCAAAACAACTATTCGCCGAAAGCCCTGTCGAGGGTTGAAATCTATCGGCAGACAAAGAATCAATTCTCGGCGATGAAAGGAACGGTGAGTAAACGATGATCAAGTCGGTCACTGTTACAAACTATCTCGGTGAAAGTCTGAAGATGGAACTCACGAACCCGTATGATTCCGGTATTGCCATTACCGACATTACCGGAATTGGTCCGGGAAAAGCGGATATCAATGTCACAGAGCTTACGTCGAGCGATGGGTCGCTATATAATTCGGCCCGGCTTGGGACACGAAATATCGTTATGACACTTCGCTTCATGATTGCTCCGGACATTGAGACCGTCCGTCAGAAGTCCTATAAGTATTTTCCAATTAAAAAAGAGTTAATCCTTACCTTCGAGACGGACAATCGGTCTTGTTATATTGCAGGCTACGTAGAGTCGAATGAACCGGTTATTTTCGACGAGAACGAGTACACGCAAATTTCAATCATATGCCCTGATCCATACTTCTACTCGACGGAAGCGAACGCAATGGTCTTCAGCGGTGTTGTCCCGATGTTTGAGTTTGAGTTTTCGAATGAAACAGAAAACGGTTCAAACGAGGAACGTAACATCATTATGTCTGAAATCGAGGTTGCACAGGAACAAACGGTCTATTATAACGGCGACAGCGAAATCGGCGTCACGATTCAAATTCACGCAATCGGTACAGTGGAGAACGTTACGATCTACAATACGGGAACGCGGGAATTTATCAAAATAGATACAGAAAAGCTAAAATCGATTACTGGCTCGACCATTGTTGCAGGTGACGATATTTACATTTGCACTGTGAAAGGGAAGAAGTCTGTCACTTTGCTCCGGAATGGCGTTCGGACGAACATTCTCAATTGCCTTACAAAGGATTCTTCATGGATTCAGCTGGTGAAAGGCGATAACATCCTTGCTTATACGGCTGAAAAAGGTTCGGAGATGCTATATTTTACAGTCTATAACAACATCATCTATGAGGGGGTATAAGCGTGGATATTTGGGTTTTAGATAAGACTCTGGAAGCCAATGACATCGTTGATACCTTTAATTCCCTTATATGGACGGACCGATACGACGAATATGGGGACTTTGAGATATACACATCCGTTACAGACCAGGCGCTGTCTCTGCTGCAAATGGATTATTATTTACAAAGCCGCTCGTCTGAGCACGTCATGATTATTGAAGAGGTTCTAATTGATACAGACCCAGAAAACGGTAACAGCGTTACCATTACAGGTCGGTCGTTAGAATCTCTTCTTTCACGACGTATCGTGTGGACTCAAACTCTTTTGGATGGGAGCGTACAGGATTGCATTAAAAAGCTTCTTGATGAAAATGTTATTTCTCCAAAAGATGTCAACCGCAAAATCCCAAACTTCGTATTCGAGACAAGCGTCGAGAAAGCTGTCACAGAGCCGAAAATTACAGCGCAGTTCACTGGAGACAATTTGTATGATGTTATCTCCGAAATTTGTCGACTCACAGGACTTGGTTTCAAGGTCACGTTGAACGATAAGAAGCAGTTCGTCTTTAAACTCTACGCTGGTGCTGACCGTACTTATGCTCAGACGGAAAATCCTTACGTCGTATTTTCACCCAAATTTGAAAATATTGCCAATAGCAATTATCTCGAATCCAAAAAAGAATATAAGAATGTTGCGCTGGTTGCCGGCGAGGGAGAGGGTGCCGAACGAAAAACCACCTCCGTCGGCGAGGGAAGTGGCTTGGAGCGTCGAGAGCTGTTTGTGGATGCACGTGATATTTCGACTACGACAGAAGACAATGTCACTCTTTCGGACGAAGAATATAAGAAGCAACTCGCTCAGCGTGGCGATGAGAAATTGGCAGAAAGTGTAGCTGCCCAATCATTTGAGGGCCAAGTCGAAATGACAAAGATGTTCGAATACGGTAAGGATTTTTTCATCGGCGATATTGTTCAAATCGCTAATGAGTACGGAATGGAGAGTAGGGCCAGAATTTCGGAAATTGTAACGGCTATTGACACACAAGGCACTGTTACTTACCCCACGCTTTCGACCGTAACTTGAGTATAGGAAAGGAGATTCATATTTCATGAGTGTAACATATGGTTTTTACAACTCGATAAAAGGCGATCGAAAGTACAACGCTCTTGAGATGTCGAGTATATTTGATGGCATCATTGTGGACGGCGTGTATATGTCCATTGGCGATGCGTTGAATGTAAAATCATCCGGTGGTATGGGAATTACTGTTGGCATTGGGCGAGCGTGGTTTAACCATACATGGACATTGAACGATTCTCTGTTGCCGCTTACACTGGCGAACTCGGACGTCCTCCTAAATCGAATTGACGCGATTGTTCTGGAGGTTAATAATAACACCGAAGTTCGCAAAAACACAATTAAAATTCTAAAAGGTACTCCATCTAGTAAACCAGTAAAGCCCACCATGACGGAAGGCGAATTACTCAACCAGCATCCGCTCGCTTATATTTCCATTCCTGCTGGGGCTACATCCATTTCGCAGAGCAATATTGAGAATGCAGTCGGTACATCTGCTTGTCCTTATGTAACGGGTGTGCTGAAGGGCATGGACATCGACAAACTTGTTGCTCAGTGGGGTGCTCAGTGGGCTGAGTGGCTCAGCAGCAATACGGATGCCTGGAAAGCTTTCATGAGCGATAACACAAATGAGTGGAAGTCGTTCATGGCAAAAAACAAGAATGAATGGTCTGCTCTCATCAATGGGAATACGTCTGAGTTTGAAACCTGGTTCGAGCATATGAAAGATCAGCTCTCAGAGGACGCCGCTGGTAATCTTCAACTTCAGGTGGACAATCTCAACAATGCTGCTCTCGGTGGTGATTTTGTTCTCAAAGGTTCTCCGGTTTCAGTCGAATACATGGGAGCAAACCGTATCGCGTCCATCACTGCTTACGGTGAAAACGCACAGGGCGGGACAACGGAGGCTCCTGTGGCGCTCACGGGGGTGGATAGCGTATTCGTGAGCGGCAATAACCTGCTGCCGAAAGCGGTGAGGACAGAAACAACTGGCGGCATAACCTTTACGCCTAATCCTGATGGCAGCATTTTGGTGTCCGGCACTGCTACGACTAACGTTGGGTATAGTTACGCGCATTTTGAACGCGCGCTGCTTGGCCGGACCGTGTGTCTTTCCGGTGGGTCAACGCAGGCGCAAGTGCTTATCAACGAGAGACTGTCCAGCGGAGCGTTTGTGCGCAATGTGCTTGTTGATAGAGGACAAGGGATATCTGGGATTCTCACTAAGCAGAAAGAGGATAATATACTCTATGCCACTATCCAGGTGCTAGCCGGGACTACTGTAAACACCACCATCTACCCCATGCTCAACCTCGGAGAATCTCCGCTGCCCTACGAACCCTATCAGGGCAGCGTGACGCAACTTCCCATCCCGCGCCCGCTGCGGCGTGTGGGAGATGTCAAGGATAAGTGCATCACGCGGGTTAAGCGTATCTATGATAAGCGGATTGTTTTGGATGGGGCGGAGGATTGGAAGATGGGGGGTGCTGTCGGAGATGGTGCCCCGTACATTTTTTGTGATCTATTGAATGACCATTATCAAGCCTTCCCGATCATATCTTCTCGCTTCCCGTCTACAAATATTCTTGCCAGCAACAAAAATCAGGGAATCGGTTGTTGGGATAGATCGCTCTATTTAAGATACGATTCTCTGTTCACCAATGTAGAAGAATTGAAAACTTACCTTTCGGCACACCCCCTCACCGTCTACTATCAAAGCACCGCCTACGACGGCACAAACGGTCTGGACGTCTGCTTGACGGAGTATCAGAACGATTTTGTGGAGTTGGATGGGACTGAAAATTGGGTGCAAGGGACTGGTTCAAATGCTGGATATCTAGAGGCGCAAGTTTTAAAGAATACAAATGAATCACATCTTGCTGTCAGTTCAATTGCTCCTTTTAAATATCAGTTTTCTGGAAATTGTGTATTTGTAACTAACAACAAAGTGACTTTTGGGAGTGCTCTTGGCAGCGCTTATACCGTTGATACATGGAAAGCCTACCTCGCCGCACAAAAAGCCGCAGGAACTCCGGTCCAAGTCGCCTATCAGCTCGCTACGCCAGAAGTGTACGCCACAGACCCTGTTGATTTCGACAACGCAGCCGGGCCGCTCACCGTCTTGACCGGCGGAGAACTGGAAGCCGCATTCAAAAGCGCGGACAAAGTGGTCGAGTCTCGTATTGACTTTGTCGAAGACACGCTCAATGAGCAGGGTCAAGCCATCGCAGAAAAGGCTCCGATTTCCCATTCTTCAGATAAGTCTACTTACGGTCTCGGCTCTGGTAGCCAGTTCGGACATGTGAAGCTTTCGGACGCCACAGCAAGCGGATCGAACGCCGGTCAGGGTATCGCTGCAACTCCGAGTGCGGTGAATCAAGTGAACGCCAGGGTCTCAACGGTAGACGGTATTGCAAGAGCAGCTATGCCGAAATCTGGTGGAACGTTTACGGGAAATGTTCTCGCTAGTTCGGCAAATGAAGCAGGAGCGTTCCTTCGCAACATCAGCGTTCAAAATAGCGCGAGCCAGTTGCAGTATACCAATTTCATTATCATGGTGAGGAAGTGATCGTATGCCAATCTATGATTTTGATGGGTCCACCAGTCGCGAAATCGGGAAACTGTACGACTGGAACGGATCGACAAACTCTCAGATCAAAGAGGTCTATGACTTCGATGGAACCACAAGCCGTCTGATCTATAAGGATGCGCCGGACTATTTGTTCAATTGGGGTGACAACGCCGAGATCACAGGCGGATGGTCCGTTAAGAAATGGGTTCTAAGTGGGTCCGCCAACGGCATTATTGGTGCTGATTACCTGGATCTTTACATTGGCAACACCGGAAATTCCAATCGTCGAATTTATATTCACACAAATAAAGCCGTCAATGTGACAGATCTGAAAAGCATAAGCATGACCTATGGCGGAACGAGTACGGTTACATGCCCGGACCATAACGCTGCTTGGTGGGGCATCGAGCATTTTGGACTTGCCCTCTCGACGTTCATCCCGAGTGATCCTCAAAACCAACTTCCAGACTCTTTTACGTATAAGAATTACTCAAAATGGTGGAATCGTGCTCCAAATGTGGGCGGTCCAGGTTCGTTCACATGGGGCCCGATTACAAACACCATAGACACGTCGGGAATCTCAGGGAGTTTCTACGTTGTACTTGTCCTGAACGCCTATGATGCCACATCTCCATATGGGTTTACGGTTCGAACCGTTACCTGTACATCCTAACAATTCTAAGGAGGCTTCTACATGCTGAAAGTGAAAATCGGTGAAAAAGAGTTTGAGTATCTCACTTCTTTGGAAACCGAAGAATACTACAATGGCTCAAGCCGCCGTACGCTCACGGTCAATTGTCCGAGTGACGCAATCGGTCTGGATGAGCTGAATGCGCTTCTGACCGAAGAGAATCTTGCTGAGATCGTCATGACCAATACGGAAGGTATATCGGTCTACAAAGACGTTCTCGCTGAGAATGAAGAAGGCGAAATGGTTCCTACGGGTGAACAGGAGTTCGATCATTTCGATCCGATCGTCAACTACTTCGACGGTTATGTCCTGAAGCTGTCCTGTGGGATCACAAGCGTCATAACTCAGCCCGAAACGCCTGATACACCGGCTGTGTACGAGGAACAGATCGTCTTTAAAGTTGGAAAGCGCACCTACATTGAAGAGCAGCTCCACAAGCTGGGACTGTAAAGGAGGACAAGCATATGGAACGAGCAAGATTCCCAATGGAGTTCCTACGTGTAACTCAAGGCCCCAATGTAGGAAGCCACGCAGGCAGTAAGGCGATGGACTTCGGCGGGAAAGATACCGGAAAAGACCCGATTTACGCCCCTTTTACGGGTAAGTTTGTGCGTGTCCGTAAGGATTCCTCTCACGAGTCATACTTAGAATCCTTGGAGCCGGTCGAATTCGCCAATGGTGTTGTCGACTATATGACACTCACGTTCATGCACGATGACGTTTTGGACGTAAAAACAGGCCAAATTGTACGTCAGGGCGAGAAAATCGGTGATGAAGGTGGATTTGGTGGTGGCCGTCCGAACCGTTTTGGCGCACATCTTCACATTGAAGCGAGCCGAGGCCGGAATATCGCTTATCAGGTTCAAAATGGAGCTGGTACCTACTGTACTCCAAATCAGGTGAATATTTGGGACGCCCTGTGGGTTGGCGGAGATGTCCAGATCCTGAAAGATGGCGGCTACTCTTGGAAACGAGATGTAAAAAAGGAGGAGAACGATATGGAATTTCTGGAAGTCACAAGTGAACGTTGTGAAGTATTCACCGAGGCAAACGTAAATTCTGTCGACCGTACTTTTAATAACGGAAGGCTCGTGAAAGGGGCGTTCTACCCGATTCAGAGCGATGTTGGCACGGATGGAGTGTATCATTGGGTGCGCATTCAGGCTGGAGATAAGAAGCGATATGCTGTTGTTCTGGAAGATCGAAGCAAGATTGTATCTCTTTCTGCTGGGGACGCCATTGCGGCATGTATGGCGCAGGCTCCGCATGTTGACACATCCGAGCTTGAGAAAAAACTGGCCGATATGACTGCCGAAAAAAATGCTGTCGAAAAACGCCTCGCTGACGTTAAAGCATACGTCGCGGAGGTGTGAAGACAGTGGAATGGACAGTAGTAGGTGTAATCGTTGCTTTAGTTGGTTTGTTCGTGACCGTTGGGGCTCCAATCATTAGACTGAACGGCAATATAGCTCGTTCGAATGTGATTTTGGATCGACTTGAAAAAGAGTTAGCCGCTCAAAAAATGGACGCAAAAGAAAGCCATCGTCGCTTATGGAAGCATAACGATGAGCAAGATGAACGTATCGGAGATCATGAAACCCGTATTACAATTTTGGAAAATAGGTAGGAGGTATAGTTATGAAAATGACAAATAAAGTGTATGACATCCTTAAGTGGATTGCACAGTATTTTCTTCCGGCTATTGGTACATTGTACTTCGCACTAGCTGGCATTTGGGGACTGCCCTACGGAGAGCAGATCGTAGGCACAATTACTGCCGTTGATACTTTCTTGGGGGTCCTCCTTGGAATCAGTTCGGCACAGTATAATAAGGCCAGCTTGGCTATGAGCAAAAAATAAACCGCCTGAGAAAAAGCCATTGTAATGTAATATTACATATAAAGGGCAAGCTATAAAACTTGATAAATTTTTACTGGAGTGACAAAAGCGTGGAACACTCGCACACTACTTCTACACTTTTGCGCAAAATGTCGCTATATAGCTAGACTTTCCGTATCCAATATGGAAGCGGCGGTTACGAGAAAATTCTGAATCGTGCAGAAAAAGCCAGTAAAATCAAGGGTTG